CCGGAAGCATCTCTTATTCGAAATTTACGCTCACCGTCTAAAGACACCCTCACACCTGCAAAGGAAAACGCCTGTGCATTTGAGAAGTCTCCCACTACGATTATTGTAGCAGACGAGGTGGTGTTAGCCTGAGATGACTGGAATCGATTGGCATTTGACGTTGAGCCTTCCGCTAATGTTGATATTCCTACAGATGATAGAACCGCGCCAGTACCAAGGGGTGTAAACGTACCTTTTCTTCCTGTTGAATTAAATTCACCAAGTCGTAGAGAATCCGTAATCCCTGACTTCCCAAAATAACTCACTGAAAGAGGAGAGGATACTGGGGTGATAATTGCACTAAAATCGTTATCGTAATTGGATTGTTTATCAGTGATGAGAACACCCATTCTAAGCTCCTGATTTTAAAATGATACCGCGCACGCTCATTCTAACCTTTGATCGATTGAAGTGTTCGTTCATTTGAATCGAATTAAGCGATGAAGTGAAAAGCGTAAACTCGCCTACATTAAGAGTTGTTTTTTGCCAGTCTGAGCCAGAGTAATAGGCGTTACCAATTACTATATTTCTGGATGAGTTAGTTTTAACCACCACATCAAACTCTCTGCACTTCTTATATTTTCCACCACCAATAAAAATTGTCTGAAAGTTATCTCCAGCATTGCCAAGGCTTACTACATGTGAAAAAAATATCCAATCACCAGGGCGAGCCCAAGAGGGTATAAATTCACCAACTCTCGGAGAGTTCGCATCGTAACGCAATGCGTTGATACTGATGTTGCCGCCAGAATCAGTCTCAATCCAGCATCTCACTCCAGCTGATGTAGAAGAACTTGTGAACGAATAGAGCATCACCCTCTCAGACGCATCAGTTAATTGAGGCACCTGAAATGCCATTGATACTGTATAAACTGCAGAGTCTGCGAAAGGGGCTACCAAGGAACCCGATAACGGCACTAACCCGAGACTTTTCTCTCTGACAATGGCTGATACCTGAACTTGCAATTCTCTTTTATTTACCCGGCCAATGTTAAAGTTCTGACCGCCAAGAACCCACAAATCATAGGAGGCAGGCTCAAGAACCTGTATGCCGTCGTTATATTGCGGAGATTGCGAAGTTGAGCTTAGTGGCTTCGCCCTGCCAAGCAAATCTGTAATTAGCGTAGGACCAGAGTATGTTGTGAGTGAAAGCTTCTGTGTATCAATACCATCAGCATTCAACGTTGCACTTTTTGTCACCAAACCGTCATCTGACACCGTGTTTCCTGCAGCACCAAATCTATTTCTTTCTTTGTATGCCGAAAATCCTCCACCTATTCTTCCAAATGCATCAGTTACAGCCAAATATGGTGACAAACTTTCCTGTCTGATTGTTTCATTAACTTCCCTCAGCGCCTGAGCTCCTGGGTTTTCAGCCACTACAACGGCAGAGCCATTGTTATTTAAATAATATATAAAAGAGTTCAGACTGCTTGCGCCCTGCGCAACGCGAAATATCTTTCCATCCGGAGTATTTTCAATGCCAGCTAACGTTCCGTCTGGATCACTTGATGTTATGTAAAATGTATTCGCATCAGCAATATTTTGTGCCTGAGTCGCATATTGTGCAGCTGAATCTGCATAAATCTGCGCGCTACTCGCATTCTGAGAAGATTCGTTAACGCTCGATGCAGCCTGCTGTGATGCCTCTTCCGCTGCGGTTGAAGCAGTTTCAGCTTGCTCAGCATATTGCTTGGCCTCTTCCGTGTATTCTGGCGCTTTCCTTGCCTCCTCTGTGTATGCTTTACACTGGGCGGCCGCAACCTCCGCCACAGTTGCATACATGTGCGCTTGTTTGGTGTCTGATAGTGACATTATTAACCTCAGAATTTAATGCAGTAGAGTAAGGCTATGTTGCGAGGCCGCGTTTCATTGCCGCCGGATGCGCCGGTAGTGAAGGTGTGTGTATGGTCGCCAACAGCGTTAACGGTGATTGTGTGGGTGTGGGCGCCGGCACTTGCTGCTGTACCGGATACGGTGTGAGTGTGTGCTCCAGCGTTATCAACCGGGCGCTTCCCTACTACCGCGCCACCGCCGCCAGCAAAGCCCGTTTCATCCTGGTTCTCATCCCAATACGTATTGACTACGTGATTGTGTTCCCCTGCTGATGCTGCCGTGCCTGACACAGTATGTGTATGCGCGCCGGCACTTGCAGATGAAGCGGTATGCGTATGTGCTCCACCGCCATTCGTTGTGCCTGTGTGGGTATGGCTTTCATTTTGACCGAGCTGAAGAGAACCGAATGCGCGACCAGCGTCTATCCCCCTCCCCCCGTCAAAGCCTCGCGCAAATTCTCCACGCATATCCGGCAAATTGAATGTTGTTGTGCCGTTACCCGAGCCCCAAAGCGTTCCAATACGAGAAAAAAGCCTCGCATATGCTGTTCTGCTGACCGGCTGGCCAGCGCAAACTATCCATCCACTAGGCGCTGCGTTCACGGCAAACGGCATTACAGCGCCGACCATATCGTTATTCACATTTAGGGTTTCATCAACAATATTGGTGCCATCGCAATACAGTCGGGATGTCATTCCGACATATACTGGCACTCCACTACCCGATGAGGTTTTACACGTCACGTTAAAGTTGCCCGTGCAGTTATTCTGGACAACCCACGATTTCATCCAGGCTGGAAAAATGATATTGATGTTGGCTGTTAATGTGCCTGACAGGGTAATCCTGTCTTTCGCGGCCTGAAGTGCTGACAGTGTCAGGCTGTTATTTGTGAGACCGGTAACAACGGTGGTTCCATAGTTATTAATTGGAACCCATCCCGTTGTCGCGCCATTTGCAGATTCAGGTGATGTTTTATTCCCTTCATTAAGGTTCAGCCACTGCCCCGTGTATGGGGTGCTGGGAATAATTGCACCTTTGGGGTATCCGTTAATCAGTGTTGCAAATGCATTATTAAATGCATAGGTCATACCGGCGTTCTGCCACTGCTGCTGAAGCGTGACGGCATACAATACCCCGTTCATATCCTTACCAGATGGCGGCCTTCCTCCGGCGCTTATAGGCTGCATTGTTATTGGCGGGAATCCGGTGTCAAATGTCGCCACTCCGTCTGACAGAGTGTCTGGAGTTGAATCAGTAGGTATGGTGTTTTTATTACCGTTGACGCCAAATGCTTTTGTAATTCTGGTTGGGCTATCCGATGAATTCATTTTTATACCTGCTGGACAATATTAACAGTAACCCCCACTGGAGCCGGTAGTGCGCCAGAGCTTTGCACTATGGCAAGGTCAGGCTGGGTTAATAGAAATTCGAATACGTAACTCATTTTCATGTCACCATCATTTCTGACATAGCAACGCCCTCTGTCGCTGAACATATAACTCAGCAACTTATTAAGGTTTGGAATAGTGCAATCAGATATATTTGCCGCCGCTTTCATCATGATTAGCTTGCGGTAAACATCATTAGTCAGAGTTACTGTGGACGTGAGTACATCGCTTGTGTAGAAAGGTGCCTGGTCAAAAGGCTGCGGGTCATCCAGTGCTGATGGGGTAGACAGTGCCTCACCAAATCCGAACACTATCTTGTTCTCAGTCAAAGTTAATTGCCTGCTTACAACAACTATCTTTCCCCATACATCCAGACCGTATGTATCAGCAGTGTTTATATTCCATACCATTTCATAGAAATCATCGATAAACTTATCGATACCAACAGCTTCGTTGAAGGAATAAATTATAGATTTCAATTTCGGGCTGTCGGCATACTGAGTGAGAATAGTATCGGCGACATTTATCATGTGAGAGTCACCTGTATGTTTTGCCGATCGAGAGTGGGGATTTGGTCAATACCAAAGGTGGCAGATGTTGAATATGTCGTGCCATTCGTGCTGATGCTGATTCCGAATATATCAACGTTATCCGGGTCTATTTCGGTGATGCCTGCGTAATATCGTCCGGCATAAATGCTTGAGGCAATGCGTGCGCGCGTTCCTCCATCCTCACCCGTAAAGGCTCGGGTAACCGCATCTTTCACGCGCTCATCGATATCACTCGGCATGAAGTTATTATCAGCAAGCTCTACCCTGATATACACATTGACTGGTGCTGGGGTCTGCCACTTAATTTGATAGTCCGGGTATGGCTGCACATAATGCTCATCGTCATAAACGGTATAGGTGTTATTCCCCATCATCGGTGGCCCGGGCGGTAGTTTCTTGAAGATGGCAGTGGCGATATCTTCCGGCGCGCCGCCGTATGCGGCTACATACAGAGCGTGAGGCGCAAGGGGGTAATTTGTCGGCCCTTTGTTAACCGTGTTCTCTGTATTGTTCTGTGTGACATAAGCATCAGTTACGCCCGGTACGGCAAGCACGCTCGCGTAAATTGAACCGAGCTGGTTGTTTGCATTGCCCGCCACCGACTGCCTGCGGCGATATTCGAAGTTGGCGCGTCCTTCAACATCGTTACCCAGCACACCCGCCGCCGGGTTGGTGATGCCAGACCAGCCGGTAATCGCTCGATAAATCGTGTTCAGTGAACCAATCGGGCACGCAATCGCCCCGGTCGCCTGATTCTGGAACACAACATCTACTGCGCCACTGTCTGGAATGATCGCCTCTGCCAGCGAGTAATACAGGAATCCGGCGCTGTCCATCGCGGTACTGTTTGCCGGTATCACCGTACCAACAAGGCCAGTACACGTAGCTGTTACTGTGGTTCCGATTGCCGGGATGCGATCAATAAAGTAAATCTGTCCAATGGCATCCTGCATGCGGCCTAATGCGTAGTCAGGGTTTATCTGGTTGCTCAGCCATGCGAGATTGTCATTCTTGTCAGCGATAATGGCCGTAGCACTCATTGCCATCTGACCCTGCGGTGTGGTCAGGCTTTTGCTCATCCCGCCACCGGATGCTACGTCCAAGTCAGACAATCGGCCATTTAGAATATCCACCTCATCAGGAACCGAAATGCCAATATCGGAGAATGTGACGGATGGTACGGCTGTGGATACGGTTACTTCAGCCATTAGTTACCTCAGAATTGCACTGTAGATTGGTTATAGTTCGTGTCTGTTATGGTCATCACGCCTGATGCGCTGCGGGTCTGCTTATCGATAGTCACGGTGCAGAATGCGTCCTGAACGTAAGGAAGCTTTTTTGCCTCACTCTGCATCTTTGTATTGATGAGCTGAGTTCCCGGCCAGTGACCGAGAATGCGCTGGTAATAAGGGATGCCGAGCGTAGTGTCGTACCAGGCTTCTCCGAGGAACGTTGAGCAAGCGCAGGCCACATCTTGTGCGACGGCTAATGGGTTGCTGGCTATCGCGATATTTCCGGAATCATCGAGCTGGATATCCCAGGTTTCAGTGTCGAGCAGAAAGGATTTAGTCAGCATGGTTTTCTCCAGGTATAAAAAAACCCGCCGGAGCGGGTTGAAAAGATTGGCCGAGTTTTCGGTGGTTCACATTACTGCGCGCTGAATTCTGCTAATCTTGCTGCGCAGTGATTCAAGATGGTGTTGTAAAGATTGAAGCTGGAACAGTGCGGCTTCAACCTCATAGCCCATCTGACGCATTTCACCGAGCATCTTACCGAGTGGATTTGGGTTGTCGCCGTTAGGAACAAGCATGTCAGCTGGGTATCTCCATGGTGCGCTTAATGACCTTTCATCTATTCCGCGCATCCAGCTGTATTGCTCGTAGTAATTCATGGGGTAAGATATTGGCAGAGACATCTGCTTATTAGCCTTGCCGAGATACTCACCCTCAAGTGCATTCAGGTACTCAACCGCCTCACCGATTTGCGTCGGGGTAAGCTGGTGAATGTGCTTCACCTCAAATTGTTTGTGCACCAACTTCCAGATGTCAGGATAGATGCGCCCCATGCCGGTTGTAATCAGCCGCTCAGCTGTTTGGCGAAGAGGGGTGAGTTGCGTGGCAGTGGACTGGTGATCCTTTTTGCGTGGATTACTGACCTCCCCCTTCGTCCAATACTGGTAAAGTACATCGTCACACTCTTCCTGGTAGCAGGCTACCTTCTCGCGAAGTTCCGGGCGAACTTTGCCAACGTTGATAGTATGAAGCCACCCGGCCAGTTTGCGGAGGTTCAAACAAACGACCTCTCTGCGTTGAATATCACCTGGAAGCTGCATTGTGATCATCGCAACACAGCTCTTAAAGCGTTGTTTAATCTTGGTAAATTGCGATGCCCAGTCTAAGCCCATACCTTCAACGATTGGCCTCATTGGAACAAAAGGCTCGCCATCCTGATTGACCAAAAACAGCGCGTCTCCGTGAAACGGAACGTTGATGGTGGAGATCTGTGCTGATATACTCTTCATTGTTAGTTCCTTGCAAGTTGCTGACAAATTTGAAACCTCATCCGTTACAGCGGTTGGGGTTTCGTCGTTTTCATGCCTGTGCATTTTTCTCTCCAGTTAATCCATACGCCTTCCTAAGTTGGTAAATCATTTCAGTATTGAACTGGCGACACTGCTCACCACCATTTCTCTCTATTGCTGCGCGCACGTCTTCCGGGAATCTGACTTTGCGCTGATACATCTCTTTTGCCTTTTCCATGCTTACTCCTCTATGTCGCACCGTGGGGCATGCACTGATTGTCACACCGTGCGTCATTGAAGTCAACCCCACGGTGGGGCATACTTTGTTTAAATTGAAAATTATTTGCCAAGGACTCGAAAATGAGCAGAGAAGATCCGCAACTGAGAATCAGGCTTCCGTCTGATTTGAAAGACAAAATTGATAACTTATCGAAAGTTAACTCGCGATCGATGAACGCCGAGATTGTTAGCATCCTTCAGGGATACTTTGATTCCACAGAAGGTAAAGTGAGAACCGGGAACGTCGATACAGATCGGGAGTTACAACGCTTGCTGGTTAGCCTGAGAAGGCATGCTCAGGAGCAGGACATGCTGCTCAATGATTTTGTGCACATCCTCAACAAAAAGCCCACCTGATGGTGGGCTAGTTTTGGATGAATTATTTTTCTTCTAATTTATCAATCATATCTATGTAAATCTGCTCGCACGGCTTTCCTGGGTTTTTTGCTATCCATGCCGATGAATAATTTACGATATCTGTTGCTGAATTTGCATCCATTCCATGCTCTTTTATAAGTGCATCTCTCATTTTCTCAGGAGTATACCCTCTGTTTTTAATCAGCTCGCACCCTCCTGCGATAGATAGTGCGAATGTTCCTGCATCTGATTTTGCTTCTAAGCCGGCGCATAATCCGTAAGCTGGAGCAGTTGATAATAAGATGATTGCCAGTGCTTTTCTCATCGTTGAGGTCCTTGTGTGTTTGCGTTTCCTGATTCTACACCACCATGAATATGCGTCGATAGCTGCACGCCCTTACCTGTAACCTCTCCCGTTGCAGTGATGTTCCCTGCAAAGGTGAAGTCGCCCGCGTAACTGCCGGAGCCCTGATTAACAGGACCATTTAGCACTATGTTGCTGGCATTCACAGTGAAAGAGGAATCTGCGTTAACCTCAACAACTGGAGCAGTCATGCTTATAGTCAGTGGCGAAACTATCTCAATCCCATCATCAGCAAACTTCACATATTGATTCGGGTCTGCGTTCAGCACGCCGCCAAGATAAAGAGCGTCTGAATAGCTGTGCGTGCGGTTAGAGCCGGGAAGCGACGGTTTCTTTGTCTGCTTTACAGATGTAATATCGCGGTCGCATATCGCTATAAGGCCAATGTCGCCAGCTATGGGGGGCATTATAACGGCGCTGGCGCCGCGCTGTAATCGCCATACCGGAACGCCGTGAATGATTCCGTTTGGTATGCGGTCTCCACCACCAGTAAATCCATCTACCATTGGCCTTACTGATACTATGTCGCCGCTCTCATTAACTTTCTGAACTACAGCAAGTGTAATGAACGCCTGCCCCATCAGATATTGGCGCATTAGATGTTTTTGCGCGTTCGAGTCTGTTGTCGTATCTTCAGGTCGCGTTGTGAATAAATTCATTACTGCCTCACTGTGAGCTGTCCGATAGAAGCGTATACGATGGTGATCCACGGACCGCCTTCAGTCCACGAAGATAGGTAGTGAATAGCTGACTGCACGGTATAGATTCCGCTCCCGTTTGGCAGGGTTGTTTCAAGCTGTAGCTTTCTGCCGCGCAAAATCAGGTCGCTGTATATACATTGGAAGGTTATGCCTGTAGGAGTAAAGACTGGATATCCAACAAGTCCTGTTGAAGGTGAAACCAGTGGCACCGTGTCGTCTACATTTCCGTTCTGAGGCCAGATGTAGATAGCCCCAAGTCTGAAGTCTATATTTATCCCTGCAAGCTCTGCCACTTGATGAATTTGAGATATTGGATCGCCAACAAAATAGGGATTTTCAACTTTTGAATTAACGCCATTGTTGACCAATGTGTAATTTATGCTGGCTGCAATGGACTGGATGATTTCAGCAACGCTTGCAACCCCTTCTCGAAAGAAAGGAGGTGCAGAAATTGACTGGTCAAATCCGGTTGAAAAAGCACTAATAATCAAGGCTGCATCAGGCATCTGATTCAGGTCAGAAAAACAAGCTGTAATCGAACCAAAAAACACCGGCTTATCGTCAGCCCATACCTTCATCATGTTCTGCTTGGCGCCGTTGTACTGTATTCCTTTGTAACTCAAGGCTGCCATATTATCGATGCTTAAGCCGTACACTCTCGCTTCGATATTCGTTCCAGCTATGCCGCCATACGCCCCAATTTCAATATCTGCCTTGATATTGTCGATAGTCAGAATGTTGTTCCCTGACTCGTCAAACGCGCCTTCTTTCAGGGTGAACTGAAATTTAAGAGTTCGCTTTTTGTAAGTCATCAGGCCATCTCTTCTGCGGT